GAGAAAGACTCGCTCGTGAAAGAAGTCAAGAGGGTTCTGAAGAAGATAGAGCAGAGTCTAATAGAATGAGTGATGCAGAGTTTGCAGAAACATTTGGTGGAACTCCAAGTCAAACATATGAAAGCAGTGGTAGAGGCACAGGTGGATTTGGATTTGGTTTTGAAAAGGGTGGACTAGCATCTAAAACAAAAGCTAAACCAAAACGAAAAAAGAATACTAAAGGATTAGGCACTAAACCTAAGGCTACTTGACAATCATGTCAACCCCAATAACAGGAGAAAAATATGCCAGAATTAGAAACAGTAGAACCACAAAAAACTGCAGGATTTGTAAGTCGGTCTCGTTCAAAGTACAAGGACAAGATTGCTAAGGACGAGCAGGAACTCAAAGAACTCCTTGCCCAGAGGGAAGGAGAAGGGGTTCAAGAGAACTCTGAGGAGAGCCAAGATGTATCTCCTCCTGAAGAGGGAAAGGAAGCAGAGGTATCTGACAAGACTCTCAGCAAGGAGGAAAAATCTTTCAAGACGAGATATGGGGATGTTAGAAGACATCTTGCGGCTAAGGAGAAGGAGTATAACGCTAGAATAAAAGAGTTAGAAGACCAACTAGCTAATAATAAAAAACTTGTACCACCTAAGTCCGATGAAGATATTAGTAACTGGGCAAAGGAATATCCTGATGTCGCAGGTATTGTAGAAACAATAGCTGAGAAAAAAGCTAAGGAAATGTTTGACAAGGCTAATATTCAAATAGAAGAACTTAGCAAAGCCAAAGAGGAAACAACTCGTAGAACGGCTGAGAATGAAATCAAAGAGGTACACAAGGACTTTGACAAGTTACGTGACTCTGATGAGTTTCACGAGTGGGTAGAAGAGCAACCTAAATGGGTGCAAAACGCTCTTTACGAGAATACAGATGATGCCAAGTCTGTTATCCGTGTGCTTGATTTATACAAGATTGACAAGGGTTTAACAGCAGGTGACAAAAAGAACAAGAAGAAAGCTGCGGCTTCTCTTGTAAACAAAACGTCTAAGACGGAGGTAGATGCTGAGGAATTAGCAGATACTATAAAGGAATCTGATGTAGAGAAAATGAGTGATGCCGATTTTGCTAGGAATGCTGAAAAAATAAACACAGCAATCCGTTCTGGTAAATTTATTTACGATGTATCAGGAAATAGAAGATAAAGTGTTGACAAACAATATTTTATTAATATAACTACGACCAAGACATAAAGCCTCTTTTTGACTACCTTTATGTTTTAGTTAACCATAAAGTTTAAACGAGTACAGACTACTTATATAATTATAGACCCATAGGTTACAAAGTTAGCTACGGAGTAACCATATGCACTCTAGAACGTATAACCTCTTCCTACGGTGTTTAGCTTTTCATTAAGCCAAATTTATAGGAGGATTTACTATGGCTTTTCAAACAACGTCAGGTTATGGCAATTTACCTAACGGTAATTTTTCGCCAATAATCTACTCGAAACAGGTACAGCTTGCGTTTCGAAAATCGACTGTTGTGGGCGATATTACTAATTCTGACTACTTTGGGGAAATTGCTAACCAAGGTGATACAGTTCGAATTATTAAAGAGCCTGAAATTTCAGTCAAAGAGTACGCAAGAGGTACACAGGTAACTGCACAGGATTTGGATGACGAGGACTTCCAACTTGTCGTTGATAAAGCAAACTACTATGCTTTTAAAATGGACGATATTGAGGAAGCTCACAGTCATGTGAATTTTATGCAACTCGCAACTGACCGAGCTGCTTATAGACTTGCCGACCAGTATGACCAAGAAGTTCTTGGCTACATGGCAGGATACAAGCAGTCTGCACTAAGTGCTGTGGCAGGAACTGTTAACGACCAAGTTAACGGCTCTAAAGCAGTAAGCACTGCAGGGTCTGACGAACTTCTCACTTCTATGAAGTTGAGAAAGGACTCTTTTGGGAGTATCACAACTTCATCTGCAGGAGACCACTCTATTCCTGTACAAAACTTAGCTCCGGGTGCAACATCTGTTTCTACAGCTGCTGTTACTCCAATGGTAATCATCAACAGAATGGCTAGACTGTTGAATCAACAACAAGTTGACTCACAGGATAGATGGTTGGTTGTTGACCCAGTATTCATGGAGTTACTCGGTGATGAAAACTCTAAGTTGGTAAACGCTGACTTCAACGCAGCCGAACTTAAAAATGGTCTTGCACTAACTAACTTGGCAGGATTCAGACTATACGTATCTAGCAACCTACCTTCTGTAGGAACAGGTGCAGGTACAACTGGAACTGCTAACCAAAACTCAAACTTTGGTGTTATTGTTGCAGGTCATGGTTCTGCTGTTGCGACTGCTGAACAACTTAGCAAAACTGAAACCTACCGTGACCCTGACAGCTTTGCTGACATTGTTCGTGGTATGCACTTATATGGCAGAAAGATACTTCGACCAGAAGCTATCGTGACTGCTAAATATAACGCAGCGTAAGGGAGGGTACTAATATGGCAACTTTTGACTTAACAGCAAAATCAACCACTGGTGTTGGTGCTAACTCCATTGCAACTTTACCTGCAAACGCAGGTACACACATGGTGCGAACAATCCAAGAGTACTTGGACATTGATGCTTTGATAGCAGCAGGTAACTCTATTTCTGATGGAGATGTCTTTCAAATGCTTGAAATACCTGCAGGAACATTAGTTCTAAACGCAGGTGCTGAAGTGATGAAAGCATTTACTGGAAGTTGTACCTTGGACATGGACTTTGGTGGAGGTGATGACATCATTGATGGTGCTGACATTACATCTGCAGGGTTCTGTGCTGCAGGTTCTAATGGACAAACCAACACAGTAGTGGGCAACGCAGCTTCAACGTACACTCAATTTATCAGTACTGCTGATACTATTGACTGCACGATTGCAGGTGCTGCAGCAGCCACAGGTAGACTAAGAGTCTACGCAACTGTGATTGACTGCAATGACCACGGTGCTGTGGATAAAGCAACAGAAGTCGATAGAGACTTTTTAGCTTAAATTACTACTTAGAGGGCAGGTACAACAGGATAGTGCTTGCCCTCTAATCACATCAACAGGAGTATTTAGTGGCAACAACCTACATTACATTAGTAAATGACCTCTTGCGTAGATTGAATGAAGTACCACTTAATACTGCAGGTGATGGCTTCTCTACTGCAAAGAACGTACAAGCGATAGCAAAAGATGCTATCAACAATGCGATAAGAGAAATACTGCAAGATGGTCATCAATTTCCCTTTCTTAAAACTACAACTACACAAACACTAACAGCAGGTACAGGCACATACGACTTACCTACTGACATGGCTAGTGTTGATTGGGATACATTTTACTTACAAGCTTTGTCAAGTGCAGGTAATACTGCTCGTTCTCTTCCTACTATACCTTTTGAAGAGTATGTTAGAATATATAAGGCAATAGAAGAAAACTCAGGAACAGGAGCTAGGTCATCTCCTGATTTAGTGTATCAAACATCAGAAGAAAAGTTTGGTGTAACACCTTTACCTGACGCAGCTTATGTGATAGAATATGTTTACTATAAGTTTCCTGCTGACTTATCAGCGTTTGATGACGAGATGATTATACCAGATAGATTTAAGTATATAATCATAGACGGTGCTATGGTATACATGATGCGATTTAGGTCTAACGAACAGTCTGCACAAATACATCAGGCTAAGTTTCAAGAAGGTATCAAGGCTATGCGTAGACTATTATTAGATGACCCACTGTTTGTTAGGTCATCAATGATAAACAGACCAAAGTTTACATCACAGATGCTAAGACTGAGTGGCTAAATGGTTGATTCAGTCTCCACGTTTAGAGCCGTTTGCAGGGGTGGTTTAAATACAGGTGCAGACGTTTTATCTCTTGGTGAAGAGAGTCCCGGTTCAGCAATACAATTGTTAAACTATGAACCAAACCTAGAGGGTGGGTATAGAAGACTAACTGGTTTTGCTAATAATTTTGGCACAGTTCCGGGAACAGGTTCAGTTTTAGGAGTAGCCGTAGCCAACGGTGTAAATCAAGGGGTTCTTGCCTGTCGTACACCATCATCAGGCAACAACTACCTTCATCACTGGAGTTTTTATTTTACCGTTCCTGTAACATCAGGTCAGGGTTCAAGCTTTACTGTAGGAGAAACAGTTACAGCCGTAGAAAGTTCT